GTTATGTTGGAAGCTACAGATAATAAAAATTTCTATGTAAGAGATGATAGAGATTGGGAAAACATGAAGGGAAGAGCTATTATATAAGGCTTGGATACCTGAAAATTCTTTCGTATATTTACCAAAAATTAAGGTTATATGATAGAACTAACAAATTTCATCGAAGCAATGCGTGCTACAAGTAGTAGCACAGATAAAGTAAAAATTATCAAAGAATCAAGTAGCTATATTCATACTATACTTGAATACACTTACAACCCATTTAAACAATACTACGTTACTAGTAAAACTTGTATTAAAAATAAAGATAAAATTAATGAAGATCAAAATTTAACTTTATTTGAATTACTAGATAAATTAACTAATAGAGAAGTAACAGGACATGATGCCATTGCTTTAATAAATGGTTTTGCTAAGGGTAGTTTTGATCCCTACATTTATAAAATAATTGATAAAAATTTGGATATTAGAGCTGGAGATAAAGTAATCAATAAAGCGGTACCTGGATTAATACCAACATTTTCAGTTGCATTAGCTAAAGAATATGAAGGTAAATGTGATTGGAATGATGGTTGGTATGCTTCTAGAAAATTAGATGGTGTTAGATGTTTAGCAGTTGTAAATGAAAATGGTGAATGTACACTTTATTCTAGAATGGGTAAAGAATTAACTACATTAAACAAAGTAAAAGAAGCTATTGAAAAAACGGGTATTATTAATTATGTTTTTGATGGTGAAATTTGTCTAATGGATGAAGATGGTAATGAAAATTTTCAAGGTGTAATGAAGGAGCTTAGACGTAAAGACCACCAAATTAAAAATCCCGTGTTTATGGTATTTGATATGATACATAAACCAGAATTTGATAAACAAAAAGGTGATACTTTATTATCAGAAAGATTACTTATATTAAGAGACTGGTTAAGAGGTAGATTTATAGATCCAAATATCTTACGCTATGTAGATCAATATACTATAACAGGTGATGAACATTTTAGTAATTGGAATAAAATGTCAGCTGATAAAGGTTGGGAAGGATTTATGTTACGTAAAGAAACTGGTTATGAAGGTAAACGTAATAAAAACTTACTTAAAGTAAAAAAATTCTTTGATGCGGAATATAAAGTAATTGATTTTGATATTGATGATCATGAAATAGTAGTTAATGGTAGATCAGAAACAGTTCCAATGTTATCACAAGTTTGGATTAAACATAAAGGGCATAAAGTAAAAGTTGGTAGTGGTTGGACTCAAGATCAACGTTTACAATATATGGATGGTTCCATTGTAGGTAAAACTATTACAGTTCAATATTTTGAAGAAACTAAAAATGATAAAGGTGGGATTAGTTTAAGATTCCCAACAGTAAAAATAGTACATGGAGATAAAAGAGAAGTGTAGAGTAACTTGGTGTGATAGACCAAGAAAACCCCGTTCTGTAGTTTGTGATTTACATTCACAATACAAAACTATTTGTAGGGCGGCTATAAGACTTGATAGACCCCATTTAATGTATAAAGTAGAAAAATGGTTACTTGGGGAACATCATTGTGAAAGGTGTGGATTTGATCCTACTAAAAATTATCCTAATTTAGATTTATTAGGTCAGTCTTCAATGTTAGATGTTGACCATATAGATTCTAATTTAAAAGGTATAGTGGAGGAAGAATCGCCAGATAATTATCAATTGTTATGCAAACATTGCCACATTGTTAAATCAAGAGAGGAAGGTGATTGTATATCTAAAGTGAATAGAAAATAAAATTAAAATAAAAGTTATATATTTATGTTACAGACTATAAAAAAAACCAATACTAATATGAAATTTAATATGATTCCATGCAGAACGTGTGGTGAAGATATGCCTGAGTTAAGGTATACTAAATACAATTATAGTTTTTGTGTTAAATGTTCCGAAGCTGGAGAGGGTGAAGGTAGAAAACAGGGTATTCCTGTATTAATGGGAGAAGGTGATCATACTTGGATTGAAACTGTAATAATGGACGATGAACAATATAGACAGTATTTAAATCAGGAGAAAGCTGAAAAAGAACTAAAGAAAACAAATAAGGCCGAAATGTTAGACTTAGATAAGGATGACAGAAATTTATACGGACCAGTTACAATTAAAGACGAAAATGGCGAACAAGAAAAAGTTCTTAAGTAAAGAACAGGTAGTAGCGGCCCAAGGTAAAACTAAATCTAATATGGCTGCAGCTAGATATTTACATGTTTCTTATCAACATTATAAGAAATATGCTAAAATGTATAATCTATTTGATGGTCATAAAAATCAGGCTGGTAAAGGTATTCCTAAATTTCTTAGAGGACCTAAAAAAATGCCCCATATGATAGAAATAATTGAGGGCAGAATAGCAGCATCTTCATTTGATCCTAATAAACTTAAGTATGCTCTTATAGAACAGGGATATTTATTAGAAGAATGCGCTGTATGTTCATTTAAAGAAAGACGTGTACTTGATTATAAAGTACCGTTGTTATTACATTTTAAAGACAATAATAGTAACAATTACAGCCTAGATAACGTTCAGTTACTATGTTATAATCATTATTTTTTAACGGTTGGTGATATTTTCAATTCTAAGGATATTAAACAAATTGAAAGTAAACAGGAGCACTATGGAACATCTGAAAAGGTAGAATGGGAAGTAGATGAATATCACTTACAACGTTTAAAAGAATTGGGATTAGATGATGATGATGAGGATGAAATAAATAAATATATTAGTAGAATTTAAATTAAGTTATATGATAGAAATAATTAAGCACGCATTAGGTTTTTGTGGAGAGCATTGGCACCCAAATGTTTGGACTGCACTAGCAGGTTCTCCAGTAATAGCATCTACAGTTTATTATATTAAATGTAAATGTGGAGGCTGGTTTCAGCATACTAAAGACTGTAAACATGAGAAAAAATAAATCTTATCATAAGAAACATAACGCTATAGTTAAGGATTATGATAAACAAAAGTCTAAACATTTAGACAAATTAGCTACTAAAATGTTAAAAAACGATGAGGTAGCAGATAAACTTAAATCAAAGCCTATAAAAGGCGATTTCCTAAAAAACTTTTAATATGAGAACTTTACTATTAATAATGACATTGTTGGCAACACCAACAATGGTTGCACCAACAGTTCCGTTACCAGTTTTAACAACTAATTTAAAACAACCTAAAGTAAAATCTGATTACGAAAAATTTACAGATGCTATGGGAAGTAGAGAATCAAGTAATAACTATACTGTAGTAAATGAGTATGGTTATATGGGCAAATACCAATTTGGTAAATCAACTTTAAGAACATTAAAAATTAAAGTAACTAAGGAAGCATTTTTAAATAGTCCTGATTTACAGGAATATGCTATGCTACAAAATTTAATTTATAATAAAAAGAAGTTACAAAAGTATATAGACAAGTATGAGGGGCAAATAATAAATGAAATATACATTACAGAATCAGGTATATTAGCTGCTGCTCATTTAGGTGGTCCTGGTAGTGTTAGAAAATTCTTTAGATCAGGAAAAATAATGGAAGATGGAAATGGAGTTAAAATTACCTCTTATTTAAAACAATTTGGAGGTTATGATTTAGATATTTAAATTACAAATATGAGAAATAATATAATTACAATAGAAGATTTTTATAATGATCCTTTAGATGTTAGAGAAGCTGTTTTAGAAATGGATTTTGATGTTAGGGGTAATTACCCAGGTCAAAGAACAGTATCACATGCTACACAACAAATGAAAGATATAATTGAAAGCGCTATTAAACCATTAGCAGGTAAAATTACATCTTTTCCTATGGGAGAAAAGAAAAATGGTGAAGCTAACTATAATGGAGCTTATCAGTATACTACTTGTCATGATAAAACTTGGATTCATAGTGATAGTGGTACAACATGGGCTGCTGTTGTTTATTTAACACCTGATGCACCTTTAAGTGGTGGTACTGGTTTATATAGACATAAAGGTACTGGTTTACGTGAGTGGGTTGATGATGAAAAAATAATGGATCTAATATGGGGTGAATGTAATGATTATACTAAATGGGATTTAGTTGATACAATTGGAAATGTGTTTAATAGAATGATCATTTATAGAGGTTCTATGTTTCATGCTTCATTAGATTATTTTGGTCAAGACAAATGGGATGGTAGATTATTTCAAACATTTTTCTTTGATACTGAATACTAATGGAAAATGGTTATGTGCATTTAAAACAGGTAATACCTAAAGAAGTAGTATCTGAAGTTAGACGTAGATTAATTGACTTAAAATTAAAGTACCAAGATAGAGTTGGTGAACCAAGACATAATGGTTCAGGTACATTTTGGGGTGGTTTAGAATTAGCTAGTACATTTGATCCTAATTTATGGCAATATTATACTGCTGATTTTATGTTTGATATAGTTAAATCAATTATACCAACACCTTATTTATTTAATGATCAAGCAGTAGTTAAACCACCAAACTCAGAATTTAAATTTGATGCTCATTATGATAACCAATTTGGTCCTGATCCTGAAGGTGCTTTAAGAGGCGATTTTAAAACAATTAATTGTAGTTGGATATTAACTAATATGAATGAAGATAATGGTTGCCTATTTATAGATGATAAACCAATTATAGCTAAAGCAGGTGATATAGTTATAATAGATGGAAATAAAACCCATTACTCAGGTAATAATACAACTGATGGAATGAGAGTATTATATGCTTGTTGTTATTCAAGTAAACCAATTGGTAATTTTCAAAAAGGATTCTATAATGAAGAATTTAAAAAGAAATAGACGTAGTAAAGAAGAAGGACATATGGCCGCTTTAATAAGGCGGAAGATGATTCAACGGGATCATGGTGATAAGAGTAAATACACTCGTAAAGATAAGCACAAAAAGGGTTGGAGTTCCAACCCTTCTTTCGTATATTTACAGGGTAAATAAAAATAAAGGTTATGAATAAAATGTTAAAATTCCTATTAGATAAAAAAAATAAAGGTCTACCTATGAATGTAGGAGAAGCTATGTCTAAGACTAATACTTGGAAAGAAGGTAAAGTTGAATCCTCTGCTAATATATTTAGGGTTCACTGGGAAAATAATAATCAACCAATTGAACCAGATTTTGATTGGGAAAATGAAGTATTAAACGCAAGATAATATGGCACTCTGGAAATTTACAAATTTAAATAAATATGGTAATCCTAGAACTAGGATTATGCATAGACCAGATGGTGAGGCATTTAGCTTTAATCCAAAAGGTTTTGGTCCTTATGTTAATGTTAGGAGATTTAAATATGAGTATAAACATGAGGTTATGCCTCCTGGTATTGTAAAATTAGGTGGTAAAACATATATAGTACCTAGTTGGGAATTAGTAGAAGAAGGTACTACACTAAATGATATAGAGTGGATAAAACCAAAACCAAAAAGAAAACATGAAACTATTGTAGTAGAAACACCTAGTTCAAAGGGAGATGTTATTTATAAAACGAGGTTCTACCCTGACTCAGGTAATTATACTTGTAATTGTCCTGGTACTTGGAGAGCTAAAGATAGAAAATGTAAACACATAAAAAAATTAGAAAATGAGCGATCAAAATAGATATGTTGTAAAATGGGAGTCATATGTTTATGCTGATAATGATTATATGGCTAGAAAAAAGGCACATGAAGTGTTAGATCAAATAGAAAAAGTTAATAATGTACAAAATACTGAAGTAAAAGAAATTGGTGAGCAACCATTTGGTTCAATTCAGTATAGAGAATTTGATG